ATAAGTGGAGTAAATAAATGTAATTCATCTTCTAAAGCAGACGGCACTTTACAATATATTGGTAATTATCAGGGTCCTAATCAGGAGTGGGGTTCTCTTCTTGATGAATTTATGATTTACAACAGAACCCTCTCACCAGCTGAAATCCTCGCCATTAATAATTCTGTAAATGAACCTTCAACAGCAGGCACAACAAACTTCACATCCTATGCAATAAATACATCGACAGAGATAACTTCGGTGACAAATGTGACATGGGCAGAAGGAAATACTGATGTGGGGAATAATATTAGTGTTGACGTGAGTGTGGATAATGGGGAGAATTGGTATGCTGCGACTTCTGGGAATGGGATTAGTGGGGGGTTAGTTGCGGGAGATAATTTAGTTTACAAGGTTTTCTTTGCTGGAAATGGGAGTAAGACAATTAGTTTGTTAGATATGAATATTAGTTGGAGTGCAAGTGCAGATGCTTCACCAACCTCAATTTTAAGTTATCCTGGTGATAATCATAAGGCAAATATGGGGGTTGTGACTTTTGGATGTAATGCTACGGATGATTATAATTTAGAGAATGTAACTCTTTATATTTGGAATTCAACAGGTGATGAAATAAATACAAATTCAACAAATTGGACAGGGGTTTCAAATTCAACAACCTTTACTTATGATTTTATTTATGGGGATAGTTATAAATGGAATTGTTTAGTATCAGATAACGCATCTACAACTCAAAGAGATTGGGATACAAATAGAACATTGAATATAACTATTCCTACTACAACAGCTGAATGTAATTATACAGATGTGTTTAGAAGTGTATGGGCATATCAAGGAGGAAAGTATTTTGATGGATATGGACAAGGTGTTTGTGATTTAGTGCCTATAAATGCAAGTATTGGAAAAGATATATGGGAGTGGAGTGAGAGAGGAAGGTTTGTTGATGGTATTGGAAGTTCACAACCGCAAAGTATTGCTGATGGAACTTATAATAATTGTAATTATACTGATATCGCTTATAGTATGTGGTGTTATACTGGAGCAAAAAGCATTAATGGTATTGATAGTAGCAATATAGATTTAGTTCCTATTGATTCAGATGTAGGAGAATTTGTTTGGGAATGGGCACTTAAAGATAAAATGGTTGATTTTGTGGAAAATTAACCTTATATAATTTAATACTATTATTTTAAAAATAAAGTTTAATTAATAAATTTAAGACAAGGGAAAAAATGGTTGATAAAATAACAATAAAAAACAAAAATAATGTTAAGGATTGGCATATGTTAGAATTTTTTGTACCAATTACTGAGACAAGTCATTTAGGAGATGAATTTTTTATAAAGGGAATGGCTATCAATGAGACTACAACTCGAAATGGTATTACTTATATTGCTCAAGAATTAGAAAAGGCTGCACCATCTTTTAGAAGCAAACCTATTTTATTAGACCACAAAAATGAAGTCAAAAATATTGTCGGTAGAACAACTGAGAATGTCAATTTTAATGCTATAAAGAATGGAATTGAATTTGAAGCGAAAATACATGATAAAGATATTCAAGCTATGATTAATGATGGTAGAATAACAGATGTTAGTATTGGAGCAACAGTTGAAGATTTACAAGAAAGTGATGAGGGTAAAGGTGTAACAGCTATGGGTATAGAAGGATTAGAAATTAGTTTAGTTGCAGTTCCTGGTGACCCTGGAGCAAACATTGCATCTGCAATGGCAAATTCATTCCAAATAAAAGAAAGCTTAGAAAAGAATGATTTAACTAAATATGAAGGAGGCATGAAAATGACAGAAGAGGAAAAAACAGAACAACCAAAAGAGACTACAGAAGAACCTAAAGTAGAACCAGCTGAAGAAGCAAAGGTGAAACCTACAGAAGCAGTTGACACTGAAGAAATTTTAAAATTAAAGAAAGAAATTCTTGATTTGAAGTTTGAAAAGAATGTTGCAGAAGAAGTTGCAAAAAGGTTAAAAGAGCAAGAAGATACAACCCCTCCAGCAGAAGAAAAACCTGCGGAAGAAGAGACGTCTGCTAAACCTGTTGAAGTGGAAAACGAAACAAAAGGCGTAGTTGGTGAAGAAACTGAAGAAGAAAAAACTGATGTAACTGAAGAAGGATTTGTTGTAGAAGCAGCTGAAACTGGACGAGGTTTTCAAATCTATAGAGATTATGGAAAGGTATCTGATGGAAGGTTTAAGCGACTTGCAAGATAAATTGTTTTTTAATTTATATTTGAAGATTTTGAAAGGGGGTTTTAAGATACAATGACAGTCAATCCGAATGGGTATGTAAACATCGGTGATGGTGGTACCCCTCGAATTATGACAGGTTATGCTAAAGAAGTTATTAGTGGTGGACAATTTCTTGGTGCATCTGGAGCATCTGATTTAGTTAGTAGTGGAACAGATAGTTTTACTACTGCTGATATTGAAGTGTTTTTGACAACAGGAAGTGGAAACTTTGTTGGTATTGCATTAAGTGATGCAGTGTCTGGAGCAGCTTTGAGTTTTGCTACAAGAGGTACATTCTTAGTTCCAGTTAGTGGAGCAGCAGCAGGAACAAATGTTCTTGCAGGTACAAAAGTAGGATGTAACGATGATAGTGAAATTATTTACATTGGTTCGCACGTATTAGGTTATTCAACTGCAATTAATGACATCGGAAGAGCATTAACAACTGGTAGCACTGGAGAATATATTGTATTTGATTTACATGGTTAAATGGCAAATGATTTAAAATATGTCAAAGAACTTTTACAGACTGGATTAGGAACAGAAGGACAACTTTTGATTCCAAGAAAAATTCATGATACTTTAATTGAAGAAGTAGATAAGAATTTGATTCCAAGAAGTGAAGCAGCTATGTATTTCGGACCAAGCGGTATTCCAGGTTCTAGTATTGATGTGGATTTAGTAACTCCAAACAATATGAGTGTTAGGGTTGTAGGTGAAGGGGCAGAAAGCCCAATAGACCAGACGGTTTATACATCCTTTAATCTTAAACCAGTAAAATATGGAGTTGCAGTAAGAATTACACAGGAAATGCTTGAAGATTCAAAGTGGAATTTACTTCAGCATAATTTAACAGTAGCTGGAAAAAGATTTGCTGAAAACGAAACAAGCTTAATCATTTCTGATGCATTAGACAATGCAACAAATACTGTAGCTGGTGGTGCAGCAATTACAATTGCTAATATTACACGAGCTATGCAGTATTTAGATGACGAAGATTATGCTCCAACAACTTTATTTGTAGGTATGGAAGTATTAAATGATTTAAGAAATATTGATACTTTTGTTGAAGCTAACAAAGTTGGGAACAGAGATATGTTGGAAAGAGGATTCTTAGGAACAATCTATGGACTTAATGTTTTGAAATTTAGTACAAATGCAGCACCGTCTTCAACATATAGCAAATATGCATATGTTACAGATAAGATGCATGCTTATGTAATCGCAGAGAAGCGACCTGTTACAGTTATGAACTTTGAATTACCTGTGTATGATATGAGTGCAGCTAATATTACACAGAGAATCGTAGTTCGATATTTGAGGGCAAATGCTATTGCTAAAATAACAACAGCATAAAAGTGTAGTGTTATTTTATATACGATGCAGTTTTGGGAAATCTGCTGAAATCAAAAACCCCAAGCCGAGAGGCAGAGTCACAAAAAGACTATAACATTAACGAAAACTGAAAGGAGGACAATAAAAAATAAAATGACAGGAAGTATAGCAGGACCTACACAGATAGGATTAGCACAGTCTTTTAGACCTGCAGTAATGGTAGGAGATGGAAGTCCAGATAATGTAGTTCTCGCACCATCAGGGACATTGTTAAGAGATTTAACTAATGATGCTCTTTATATGAATAATAGTGGTGGTGTTGGAGCAGGTTCAGAGTGGCAGACATACACATAATTATATTTCTAATTATGCCGATGAGCAAGTTTAAAATCCTGAACGATAAAGAAAATGGTAAGAAGTAATAGAATAAAATTTCATACATTTAATAGTACTGATTTAACTGGTGATGCAACAACTGGAGAGATAGATTCATATAGTGATACTTCATTGAATGGAAGAATACAAAGTATCTATTTTGAAGGAGGTAATTGGAACCCAGCTGGAAGTGTTACAATAAGTGTATCTGGAACTGCAAATGGATTAACAGCATCTGAAGGAATTGTATTGACTATGACAAGTGGAACATCTACTGGTCATCATTTAGGTGAAGATTGGACTGTATTTCCAAGAGCTAAAACAGTTACAACATTAGGTGTATCAACATCAGGAGCAGGTGGAACACCAGAAGTAGAAATACCAATATGGTCACACATAAGAGTGCAAGCTGGAGTTGTTGGAACTGGTAGTCAAGCAAGTGGACTAACAATTGTTTATATCTAATTTAATATGGGTAATTTAACAGATGTTGAAATAGGAAGTATAGTATTAGGAATGATAGAAGAAGTTCCTAGTACTATTAGTGGTGGTGTATTGTGGAATATGGTTGACAATGAAGTTTTCTTTACTGAAAATTTCACTGGAGATAATATAAGTGTTTCAGCAATTGGAGAAAAGTATCAACCTTCTATTATTAGTTTAACAGCAGCAGCTGTTTTACGAATGATGGAAATGGAAGGTGCAGATGTTAGCAATATTAAGTTAGGTGATTTTAGTATAAGCAAAGGAGCAAATAGTTCAGCAAATGCCACAAGTGTACAAATGAGAGATGATGGAATTAGAAAACTTGAAGCATTAGGATTAAATGTAAATTATTATAAAGCATTAGGATGAAAAAAGAAATGAAAACTTATGTGACACCAGATGTGTGCAAGCAGATGAGAAAAAACACTGATAAACTAATTGATATTTTAAATCACAGCATGACTGAAATGAAAGTTGATGTTTGTTGGTTAAAGAAAATTCAAGGATGGGAAATTGGAGTTTTATTAGCAATTTTGGGAACGATTATCACAATTGCAATAAAAGTATAAATGTGAAAGGAGGTTGTAAAAAATGGTACAACTAAGATATAAAGGAAAGCATAAACCACAAGGAATGTTAATAGAATTGAAAGAGAATAATTTGGATGAACTACTTAGAAGTGGAGAATGGGAAGTAGTTGGTGAAGAAGTTGCTGCACCAGTTGAAAAAGTTGAAGAAGTTAAAGAAACACCAACAAACAAATGGACAGAATTGAAGATTTATGATTGGATGCAAGAAAATGATGTTCCTATTAAGTATGACCCAAGGTCACAAAGAAAAGTAGATATTCTTAAAAAACTAGAACAAGGAGGGTTTATTTAATGGGATTTGCAGAGCAAATAAGTAAGGATATAGATGAAATTCTAAAATATGGAGAACAAGTAATGTTCCAATACTATGATTTAATTTATGTTGGAGAATATGATGATGATGTTTCATATACCCAATCTGGTGGTGATGTTTGGGTGTCAGGTTTAGTTCAACCAATTGATACAACTACTGGAGGATATGATGGATTGTTATTTCAACAAGGAAAGATTACTATTGATGATAAAAAATTATATGTTAATGGTAGTATACAAACATCAGGAATGAGCCCAATTAAGATTGGTATGAATGGAAGTCCACCAACAAGAGAATATCAGATATTAAATGATGGTCAAGATATTCAATGGAATGTTAATGGTAGTCCTATTTACAAGAAAATTTATATGAGATATTTGACAAATGGCTCATTTATTGGAGAATGAAAGGAGGTATTAAAAAATGGAAGATAAATTTAAAATTAAAGGAAAGATTCATGCTGTTGTAAGAGATGAGTTTGGAATTATTAAACAAGAACAGACTATAGATAATACAATAACTGAATTATTAGATGCTCATGTTGCTGACCAGATGTTAGATAGTACTGATGCACAAATTGGGTTTATAGCGTTGGGTGCTGGAACTGGAGAAGGCGCTGCAAGTACTGATTTGGCAACTTATATTGCATCAAGTTTAATTGCCTTGTCTGGAACAGGTCAATT